CGTCCCTATTAAGCAAATTCAACAGGCGTATCAAGATGGTATGACCCAGCAGCAGATTGCAGATAAGTTTGGCATCCATCAGACTAGGGTTTCCCAACTATGCAGAGGCTTAGCACCCGAGCTGTGTATTACACTCGATGATGGTTGGAAGCGATACGCCGATACCGATTATTTTGTTCATACAAGCGGTAAGGTAGTACGCGCATCTACGCAGCATAAAGGTGGTAAGACCCGTAGCCGCGTGATGGCGGAGCAGGTGTTCACGAATAATTACCGTCGCATCCGTGTGCTGACTAAACAGGGGTATGTGAGCATTAGCATACATCGTCTTGTTGCATTGGTACATATACCGAACCCGCACAACCTGCCGCAGGTGGACCACATAGATGGCGACCCGTCTAACAACGACGTGAGCAACTTGCGTTGGTGTACAGGTAAGCAGAACATGGAATATCGTTCTCCTATGCGACAGCACGCGCTCGCTATCGTTGAAATGTATCGTTCAGGGGCTACGCAGAAAGAAGTGGCCGCCACGTTCGGTTGCTCTATAAATACCGTTCAGCGCATACTGTATGGTAAAGTACACGCAGATATTACAGGAATTAAATCATGAATCAGCCGCCTAACCCTACCCTCCACGCGCAGCACGCGACACCCAATCAGCCCACGCAACCCCCAGCTACCCTATCTAAGATGGAATTGTTGGCGCGGGATATTGCGCTTTTGACTTCCGACCAGTTGTATACCCCTGAGGAGATAGCCCAAGCGTATGGTCTAACCACGGAGCACTACGCCGCCCTTAAACAAGACCCTGCGTTCAAAGAGCGGGTGGCGTACCACACCGCGCAGATAGGTCAGGATGACAATGGTCTACTCCGTGCGCGGGCACGGCTGATGTCCAGCAGCCTGCTGCGTAGCCTGTTTGAGATAGCTCAGGATGGTAAGTCTAAGGCTTCGGATAGACTCAAAGCGATGTCTACGGTGTTCGAGTTGGCGGATGTGAAACCGAAACAGGAACAGCAGTTTAGTGGTATGGTTCTCAACGTCAGCTTCGGCAGCGGCACGCCTACAACGACTATCGTCGCGCCACCTACACCCCCTGAGCAGAACACCCCGCAGAGCGCACCAGTAGCGGAGATTACCTCACATGACGACTAGCCAACAGAACACCCCCACCATTGGATTCGACCTAGACCGCTACCCCACCCTTAAACGTGCTTCGTACTCTGATGCGTTGGTACGACTGGCCCTAGGACCTGCTGGGTCGGCGAAAACTTCTTGGGCAATCATGGAGTTACTGCGTACGGCGATGCTACAAGAGCCATCGCCTATTGACAACACTCGGTACACACGGATGCTGGTGGTACGGAACACATACTCCTTGCTCAAAAGCAACACCATACCGTCTATGCAGAATATGCTCGGCCCGTTGTTGCAGGTTACTGAGGGCAGCCAGCCACTCGGCAAGGTTAGAGCGCAGCTCGGAGATGGTACGATGCTTAACATGGACATCCAGTTCCTTGCCTTAGACAGCGAGGATGCACAGAATAAATTGTTGGGTGCGGAGCCGACGATGGTCTTGTGCGATGAGTTGAACATGATGCCTGAGAGTGTGGTGTTCGCTTTGGTGCGACGGTTGGGGCGTTACCCATCAGGAGCTAAGGGGCGCGTTACGCGCACGGGAATCATCGGCGTGTTCAACGGTCCTGTTAAAGGTTCGTGGTTGCATCGGTGGTATTTGGGCGAGCGGGATAGAGAGTTTGAGCAGACTGCGCGGCAGATGGGTGTGAGCAAGTTCGTTGAGTTCTTTAAACAGCCCGCTGCGCTTATCCCCCCACCTGGCTACCCTAACAGCCACGACCCCAACGCTGAGTGGACACCGAACCCGCTGGCGGAGAACATACACAACTTGGCGCAGGGCTACGGCTACTATTACGCGATGTTGGCCGACCCTGACCCAGGTAAGATACAGAGCTACGTCATGGGGGATTTTGCGGATGTGAAACATGGTAAGGTGGTGTTCCCCGAGTTCCACCGCGACGTGCATACGTTCCCTGCTCAGTCGGTCAATACGCACGAGCTGCGGGAATATTATTTGTCGTTTGACTTTGGGCGCACGCCTGTCTGTATCGTTGGGTATCTCGCGCCCGACGGCAGCCTGTTGGTGCTGGATGAGTTCATGGGGGAGGACATGAGCGTGGACACCCTGTATCGGACTGAGGTGTTGCCCGCGTTGAAACAGCGCTACCCGAACGCGGTGTGTGCTAAGGCGTGGGGCGACCCTGCTGGGATGGTACAAGGGCAGAACCTTGACCTGTCTATGTTCGATGTGTTGCGGCGGCTGGGCGTGCCCATTACAGCTCCTACGCGGTCGAATAAGTTAGAGCCACGCCTGCAAGCGGTGCGCTCGTTCATGACGGCGCTGGGACACAACGGCAAGCCGCGACTGCGGATTCGGGATAACTGCAAGTTCTTGGTTCAGGCTATGGCAGCCGACTATATATACGAGAACCGTGGCAGCGGTGGTACACACGACACGCCTACTAAGTCTCACGTTGGTTGGGTCAGTGACCTGTGCGTGGCAGAGGGTACGCTTATTGTGACACCGCGCGGGAATATCCCGATAGAACAGATTAAAGTGGGGGACGAGGTTTATACAAGAAACGGCGTGAGAAAAGTCTTAGCCGCTGAAATGACGGGTGTAGATTCCTTGTGCTATGAATATGATATTGGTGGTGTGAAATTGCTTGCAACGCCGAACCACCCTGTATTTGCTGATGGCAAGTTCTACGCCATTGACTCTTTGGCGGGTAATGTTGTATATTGTAATGTGTTACCTATTACGGAGATTAAAGAATGGCGGCACATCGCACAGTTGAGAGCGTTCAGTTTATTGATGGACGGCGTTTTACACGATACACAGGGAACAAATATTACTGGTGGAAAGTCAGCAATAACGACCACGAATGGTATAAGAAAGGGCAGTCTGTTTCCGCGCATAAATACGTGTGGCAGAAACATAATGGCCTTGTTCCAAAAGGGTTTCAAATCCACCATAAAGACCACGACACGGCGAATAACGACATTGGCAATTTGGAGTTGGTTGATGTACAAAGTCATGCCGCGTATCACGCTAAGAAACGATTGGCGGAAAACCCCGAATACAGGGCTAGATTTCATACCTCAGGGATTGAAGCTGCAAAAGCATGGCATAAATCTGATGCAGGCAGAGAGTGGCATAGAGAGCACGCCAAGAGAATTGCGCCAACAAGAGAAAGAAATGGTACAGAGCAAGTATGCTCGTGGTGTGGTAAGCGGTTTATCGGTGTTGCGGCGCTGCGAAAGAAAGGTTTTTGCGGGGCATCTTGTCAAGGAATGGCGAGAAAGGCTAGCGGAGTGGACGATGAGCAGAGAAGTTGCGCCGAATGCGGAGCAGTCTTTACTATTAACAAATACGCAAAGCGTAAGTTTTGCAGCTCGCCCTGTATGCGTAAAAGTCAGTCGCGGAAAGCAAAAGAACGCTACCGTTTACAATCTGACGGTGGAACACGACAATGAATACTATGCCAACGGAGTGTTGGTGCATAACTGCGACTCGTTGCAATATTTGTCCTTAGGCTGCCTACGCATTGTCTCGGATAGGGAGGAGGACGTGCGACCAGCACGCGATGAGGACATTGATTGGTACGCTTGACAAATTACCAGAGTTCGGGTAATATTCTCCCATCGGCTGTTGAGGTGTTACTCTTCCCACCGCACACCTGTAAGGGCGACAGCCGATGACACGATTTTTCATTTGGGTCTCATGTAATTCCTTTCGTTTAACACTCCTTTGAAATCAAACCCCGCCTGCCTTGTGGTATGCGGGGTTTTCTTGTATCATGAGAACTCCAATAGATATTTTTATTAACCCAAACAGAAAAGGACACACCATGAAACACGCACGTTGCAATGGTAAGAAAACTGGTTGCAAAGCTACTGGTACACGCAAAGGCTAATATATGGACGAGAACCTTATTGATGAGCTAGGGGTATTTGTCGCTGCGCGATTTGATAAGGCTCGTACTGCCAAGCAGCCGCACTACTCCGATATGCAGGACTGCCTCAAACTTATGCACGGACAGCCCCTAACACCCTCTGATGGTCGCGGGCCTGATATAACTATGGATATATCAAGCCCTATCGTCAAAGGTATTGTGGGGCTTATCCGTGATATTTTTATGGGTACTACTGCTGCACCTTACACCATCAACGCCACGCCGATTGTTGATTTGCCCGAAGCCTTAGAACAGGAGATGTTGGAGAAAGTCAGCCAAGACCTGAACTATATGTTGGCTGCCGCAGGCGGCGACACTTCGGCTGTTCGCGGGCAGATAGACGAGATGCGCTCGGTGTTGAAGTTGGAGGAGAACCGCAAGGCGGCTATTGCCGCAGAGCGCATGACGACCGTCATCGCCGACCGACTGCATGATGCAGACTGGGAGACCCAGTTTATTGAGTTCATTGAACACTTTTGCATCTAT